ATCGCCAACGCCATACTAGCATGCTAGTATGTCGTCTCGTGTATGAGCGAACCGAGAAGGGCTGATAAACGCCCTCCGGTAACCAAAACGGACTAAGCACAGAATCAGCAGGAGAAGAAGTGCATCCTTCGACAAAAAAGCGAAGGAGCATCTCCCAACCACTGATTTCATGCCGTACCTTTGGTGCTATAGGAACTAAGACTCTATATTCGCGCCTTTGCAAACGCGGATTGAATCGAGTTCTGATAGGCATACAGTTATCAGTTGCCTGGCGTAAGCTAGGGCAAGTCAAACCGACTTGCTCTTGGCTCGGAATGACAGGGTAAACCCTTGTCAGCTGTTGTACGATTTTATCGTATACACCGAAGCAACGTCTATCATAGAAGGAATTAGCATAGCTAATCCAACTAGTATAAACGTCCGCGCTGGGTGATGATGACCATACCGTGCGTAAACGCACTGGAGTGACAGGTTCGCCTTTGAAGGCATCCATGCCACAGGACTCTCTGAAGAGTCCCTCGGTACAACTCTTATCACGGTTTACTTTTAAACCAAATGATTCGAGTACTTCGATAGCTCTCACGGATTGCTCCGTCGGTACTATCACATCATCACCATACACATGTATCTTACCTGTAGACCGATATTTCGGGCTAAGGCAAGATGCGTCTCCCAAACCAGACCGAAGTAGGGCCCATATCGTCAGTGCCATTATAGGAAAGCATAAAGCTGATCCCATAGGGGCAAATTTCGATAAGGGAAGTATCCTACCATCAGGTAGTTCGGTTGACCGACTGCGCGCAGCGTCCAGAGCACGATAAACGTGTTCGGGAAACAACGCACGAACCAGGTCAAGATGAACGCGATCGCTGGCCTCTTTTAGGTCGAGCGTCGCGTACCTTCCAGTAGAGGACCCCAAAAGGGCACCTTTCTGGTTAGGTACTTGATCTGTGAAGTAGATTTCGTACCTCGTAAGAGGATGCGACTCTACCAACTGATATATGGCCTCACGTAATCCTTGTTGAATCCATTGAAAATCAACGGGTTCACAAGAAATTAAACGAGGCCCGCGACTGTCTTTAGGCACAAGGAGAACCTTGGCGGGACAGTCTTTGCTTGACAAGGTATTAAACTTGTCATAAGAATCGCAGACATGTCCAATAGACGAGCAAAAATACTCATCAAACGGATATAGGTCTGTAATCCTTGAACTAACATTAGTCCACTGATACTTCTCCCAGAGACGTTGCTTAGTAGCAACGACGCCGGGTCCGTGTCTAGGAATAATGTTGGACGCATCAAAGCCAGAAAATACTTTTGAAAGTAAGATTCTGGCTCTACGTGCTATTTCGAGGTCAGTGCGGCATATGCCACGTTGACAACGATTATTAGCAATAAGCTCCAACAATTCAAACATATGTTTGAATCTAGGAGTTTGTTCAGTCAATTCACGTTCAGCTTCAATAAACTGATCGAGAACTGCTTGTTCTTGGTCGGCGGTGTACGGGAGTTCATACTTGTAAAACAAGAAAAGAACTTGCCGTAACCACTTGACGCTGGATACACATGGCTCTAGAAGGGGTCTTCCAGAACGATCCAGTACTTGTTGGAACAGCTCACCTAGAAATCTAGGAAGCTGAGTGCCAGGTAGGGGTTTGAAACCCAACTTGACACAGTCCAATGATGTATCGGTAGATAAAGCCTTATCGAGCGCTTTACCTAGTTTTGGAAGAGTTTTCGTTAGAAAACTCAACCCTTCTTTAAGGCAGCGACGCTTGACCTTGTTTATCGTCAAGCGTACAGCCCGTGTGTTGAACACAGCCCCATGCATCAATGAGATGTCATGAAGCAGTGTAGCGATGATTTCAACTTCATCTAGGCTCTTAATGGTCTCCATAAGGATAACCTCCTAGAGCATGCACTCACTTCATGACAAACTACCACGTAACATGCCAAAGCAAAACAAGGCAATATCACGCGATACGTTTCTCCCCGACAACCCCATCGGCCGAACCAGACGAAACTTTCGAATCGTCCGGTATGTTCGTTCCGATGTGTCGGTGTTTACGATCGAACGGATCCACGATGAAACCCCTGCGGTTCCAGACGAGCTTACCGGTCCTGACTCCATAGTGGAGATTCGGAACGGGCGCGTAAGGACTCGCAAGGCACGTAGATACCAGAGACAATACTCAGTAGTTATCTGAGCACTGCGAGAATCACGATCCATTAACCATAACGTAACTGCAGTTTGTTAAGCTGCAGTTACGGTCTAAACCTCAACCTGAGGTTGTCGACGCCATTACGGCTATTGGTTAGTTCTGTCAGGGATTTCCATGACAGGAAGGTTCGTTGATTCTCCGAACGGATAAGAAACGGAGAACGTTACACCCATCCTCTTATACCAGTCAGACGTACATCCAATTAGGATACACGCTGAGACTAGCATGACGAGAACAAGTGTAACGGGAACGGCTCTTTTCATAAGTTCTCAAAGAGAACCATTTAAAAGAGCCACAGCGCCGTTACCGGTGCCATCGTACAAAATAGTCGTAGATGCCCCAAGAGAGGCAATAAACGACATATTATTGGCGAGGACATGCGTCGGCTCTGCTAATGTGTCAAGGTGTCCCACTGGGATCACCATAACAGTATAGCCAGAGATGACAACGGGCGTGATCTGATCGACCTCCGATATGATGGTTTTATCAAACCTCGATACGGATCGACGGACCAGCCTGATGCCACTACCGCTCTCCTGATGAGAAATAATCAGGCGATGCGGCAAACTAGGGACTTCACCAACTTTGGCGAAGACCGTTTGTCGGTCGTTGGTCGAAAGGCGACTGAACTCTTGTTCAGTCCCTGCCGAGTTCTTAACTTCGTTTGTTACTAGTGAGTTACTTAGCATGCTTATGCGTACTGAGTGACGAGCGAAATAGCCCGTCGTTTGTTTAATGGCCCTTCTTCGGATTCTTCGGCTTTTTAGGCTTCGGATACCTCGGATACGGCCATCGTTTGGAGCGTGCCTTCCTCGCAACGAGGAGAGCTGCGCCCAGACTGAGCTCGGTTGAACTCAATCCGCTCAATATTAATGAGCTTCTACTCGGCAATCCAACTTGGCGGCGGTAAGCCTCCTCATGGACTGTCGGTAGGATAACTGGGTACTGCCCAACACCCGGTGAATGGTAACCCCAATAATCAAATTGGGTATACAAGTCCCTTTGGCGTCGAACAGACCAACAGTAGTTGGTTATGTTTACAGTCGGATTAATGTTAGGAGTCTTCATGGTGTTAAGTAGTGAGCTCACGCCCACTACCCAATCCAACACGAAGGTCCAGGGTATGGCATTCCAAATGATCGCAGGGTTAACGTTAACCCCAAGAGCATCTAGAAAACCAAGCAGTCGCGCATGCGCGACTTCCCATCCAGTTAACGAATAGTTATACTGAATCTCCGCATTAAACAGAGTAGGCTGCGCAACAGCCTTGGTAGTCCATTTAAACGCACCGGTTTCACCGGGGTAATTTGGACCTGGACCAAGGAAGTAGGGACCGCGCGATTGCGTGGTCTCCATCTGCTGTTCAGCCCAAACAAAACGGAAATGTTTTGTTTGTCTCTTTCCGACACCGTTGACCAAGCGAACTATTTGCTCGTCAACGGATGACATGACATGCATT